AACGCAAGGTTGCAATGGTGCTATCAAGCCGATGGATCAAACGATCCGTTTTCCTGATTTGGGAAAAGTATTCCTTGGCCTGTTGGGAAAGGTCTTTGTCATTCACTATGTAACACATCCTTTCTGTGGTAGTCTGTTCCGTTTTCATTGCATCTGTACCGTGGATAAATGCCGAAAAATCAAGGGGTTTCAGGACTTTGGAACGCATGGAACAGATAAAACGGGCAGTTCCTTATATACACATTTCTTATATATTTTTTTCTTTATAAGAAGAAAGTATATTTACATCTGTTCCATCTGTTCCGTTTCCTGAAATCAACTGAAAAAGCCTGATATATCAAGGGTTTTGTGCGGAACAGATATAGAAAAAACATCTATTCCATACCTGTTCCACACGCTGTTCCAACTCCTACTGAAGAAACCCCTGTTCAGGCGTTCCGGGTGGGAATGTTGTCCGAAAGATACCAAACGATCAGGAACCAAGCGGGATCAATGTTGTAATGCTCCGCCACGGCCATCAAGAACAGCGTCAGGGCCAGCACCACCAGCATTTTCTTCATCGTCATTCACCCGCCTATTCCATTGATTTTCCGCAATTTCTATTATATCTGATCCGGGTGTTTCAACCCCACATTTTCTACAACGAACCCAATACCACCCGTCACAATCCATGAAAAAGGGTTCTCCACCACAGAAAGGGCAAGGCTTATTCATCATCGGTATTCCCTCCCGGTTTTACGGTCTTTGATTTCAATGCGGTTCAGAAGTTCAAACCCCGCCAAACGGGTGATGTACTTCAGGACGAAGATCAGGGTGTTCACCCGCTTCTGCTGTTCATCCTCGTCACGGATGATATTCTTTGTGCCGTGGTAGGCTGTCGGATCGTGATAGCCTTCAGCATTTTCCCAAGGTTTAGGCATCGGTTTTCCCTCCTTCTTCTCTGTACCATTCTTCAATATCACACCCAATGTCCTTCAGCTTTTGACGGGCAAGCCACCCATCATCTTCCTGATCCATCAGGTAATATTCCCGTAGCTTCAGGGTTTCGGCATAGAACAGCTTCCACGCCAGCTTCAGGCGCTTAGGGCCAAAGCCAAATTGGGTGTGAAGCATCCACAGAATGGATGATTCCTTATCCATGTCGAAAGCCCGGTCATTCGCCACAATCTGTTCATTGATTGCTTGGTTCAGGGCCTTTTCTTCAGCTTTGTTGAACTGAACGGCGAAGATTTTATCACCGGACTTCTTAAACATCGGCATGGTATTCACTCCAAATATCATCGAAGCACACCGGAATCAGCCAATGAACCTTGTCCAACAGGATCAAGGCCACTTCCCGCATCTGCGGATGTGCGGCGGGTGAACACCGCAACTTCAGGAAATGCCGCCATTCCCGAATGTTGGCCGTCATGACCACTTCCGTTTTCAGGCTGTTGGGCAGAACGGAACGGGCTTCTTGCGGGGTGGCTCCTGATTTCAACAAAGAAAAATAGCATTGTTCAGAGATCAGACAAGCGTTTTTCCATGCCCAATACAAATCAGAACCTTCAGGCCAGAAGCAAGGTTCAATCACCGTGATTTCCTCACCGAACTTGCCCTTGCCGTAATTGCAATAGCGGGTGGATTCCTGACAGTAAGAAGCCATCCGGTGGCGGACGATCTCATGGGAAATCCCACGATCACAAATGAACTTCACCGTGAAGGAACAATGTTCCAAAACCGCTTCATGCCCACGCTTGATGATCCCGGCAACGAACTTTTCAGCGGAACCTTCCGTGATCTTGTCCTCGGACTTGTAGCAGACACGGCCACATTGTTCCAGCCGCTTCAGAATAGTGGCCCCATCAATCGGGGTGATGAACTGCACATCAGGCTTGATAATTTTCATTGTTCTGCATCCTCCTTACAATCTGCCGGGTAAAACATATCATCGGTGCCGTTCTGTCTGTGAACACATTCATCACAGGGAAATTCATCCCCGAAGCGGTCACGGTGTTTGCATCGGCGGCACGGCTCCGAAGCCGCCTTGATTTTAGGAACCGGGGCCTTCATTCGTGCTGGAATATCCTGAAGTTCCGGGTGTTTGATTTCCATGTAAAGGGCGAACAGGCAATTCCAGCAAGCCGCCCGAAGGTGGGGTTCATCGTCCATCCCCATCATGTACTTGGCAAGGTGGCGGAAGGCCGAATCAATCAGGCTGTGAATGGGAATACCCTTTTCACAGTTCCGTTCACCATACTTCAAGGCCCCTTCTTCACAATGCTTGGAAACCTCTATCAAGGCTTCCCACGGAAGTAAATCCATGCGGCCTTTGCCGCTGTGCATATCACGAACAGCGCCGGTTCCAAACTCGGTGCGTTCACCGCTGTCTTTAATCATGCCAACCAGTCAACCTTTCTAAATTATTTTTCAATCCGGCCACAATCTCACGGGCTTCCATCGTACCCGTATGCTTTGCAATGGCTTCATTCCGCCGATCCGTTAAGAAACCACGATCCAGCGGGTGGCACTTTTCCAAATCAGCATTACACCGATTGATTTCTTGAACCAAGGCTTCAGCACGGGCCTTCAGCCGGTCTAAACATTCCTGAAGAATGGCCTTCTGGTATTGAGCGATTGTTTGAATGTTATTTTTCAATTCAGGATCATCCCGATATTCAATAGCTGAATTGACATCAAGGCCGTGTTCGGTGCAAAAGGTTTCTGCATCAAACAGGCTATTGAACACCCGCCGCCCAACCTTGGCATAGGGAATGTTTTTGTTCTTGAACTTGGAATATTCGTGGGCCATTCAGCACCATCCTTTCAGTTGAACCATTTAATCACCGGATCACCGGTGAAGCCCTTTTCCCACACATACCACGCATAGGCAATGGCGCTTTCCGGTTTCCCGGTCATATCGCCGTTTTTATAACAGGCCAGCCGGGAACGGCTGATATAAACCTTTCGGGGGGGGGTATGCCTGAAGAACTCACCCCGTTTTTGCCCCTCCAAGAACTGAACCTTCAGGAACATAGCCACTTTCCCACCGGGGCGGACGCTTTCAAGCGCCCTTTGAACAAATTCAAGCCCCATTGAATATGGCGGGTTTGTGATTATATCGCCTTCAAAATCGTCCAGCGTTTCCTTCAGGAAATCCAGCGGTTCAGGATCACCGAAGCCCCGGTAAATCAGATCAGTTGAAATGACTTCATAACCGTGGGCCTGAAGCACTTTGGAAATGTGGCCTTCACCACAGGCCGGTTCCCAAATGACCGGGGAAAACTGTTCCAGTTCCAGAAGCATTTCCACGGCCTTTGGATCGGTGGCGTAGTAATCAAATGCTTCTCGTTCTTCAGGAACATGGTTGGAACTGCCTAATGTGGTGAACACCTTCTTGGAACCACTCATTCTGTGTCACCGCCTTTCACAAATACACGGGTTTTCCGGTTTCTGATCCACTTTGGAACCGTTGTGAAGCCACAGCGTTTTGTGATCTGCCGGGAAAACTCAATCTTGGAAAGGGCTTGGAAGTTGTTTGCAATGCAATATTCCTTATACCGGCGATACACGGAATCGGTGGCTTCATTTTCAATCCCGTCAAGGCCCACTTCATTGATGAACCCAATAATGGGGTTGTTGTTTTCCTCATATTCGTCCAACTGCCCCTGAACTCTGCTGGAAGTGGTGAACTGTGCGTTCCCAAGAACCCGCTTCAACCCCTGAAGGCCAAGCAAGGCCAGATATTCCATTGAACCCTGTTCACACAATTCATCCTTGATGAACGGGCGGAAGTCAGCATCATTGGGGGTGAACTTGGCATCGAAGGGAACAATCACCAAACGCCGCTGAACGGCTCCGGTTTTATCCTTGATACGGGGAATATTGTTGGCGCTGAACAGGAACTTGGAATAATTGTTGAACTCAAATGGATCTTGGCCTTTGCGCTCTACATTCACCCGATCACCCGTGACCAGCTTCTTGAACACGGAAGCATTGGCAATAAATTCATCACCAATATCATCACCGATGTTCGCCAGCTTGCCGAACAGTTCAGCGGTTTTGAACCTATCGCCCAATTCCTTCAGGTCAAGGGAAGCAATGTTCTGATCCCCAAGAAGGTTCTTCACCACATGAAGAAAGGTGGATTTGCCGTTGCTCTTATCGCCAATCAGGATGAAGGCTTTGCCAAGTTCATTGCGGCGGTACATACAATAGCCCACCATTTCTTCCAGCAAGGCCCGGACTTCAGGATCATCACAGGCCAGCCGGTTCAGGGTATGATCCAACAGATCATCATGGGCGGCGGGGTTGTACGGCCACGGGATTTTATTTGTAATGACCACATCCGGGGTGAACTCTTTGAAGGAACCATCCCGGATATTGTAAAGGCCGTTGCTGAAAGCAATGATATTCGGGTTGGTGGCCTTGGTGTTTTCCTCAATCATGATTTCCAGATAGGACAGGACTTCCGAACGCCACGCCCGTTTCAGGTTGCTGATCAGCTTGATCATGGCCCCTTCAATCTCACCGGCACCGGAAACATAGATACCATCCTTGTAAATGTGAAGCTGATTATTGATCTTCACAATATGGTTGTTGTTCTTCAGGTAGGTGGCGAACTTATCAAACAGGAAGGTTTTATCCCGGAAGAAGGATGTTTTCTTGAAAGCATCATCCCGAAGGATCACATCAAGTTCCTTGTCGGAAAGGGGTTTCTTCAGCACATAACGGTTAATCAGTCTGATACATTCACGGGCTTCTTCCTTGGTAAAATCGTCACTCTGAAGGGTCAGAATGTAGTTGAACAGGGTTTGGTTCCGCCCATCACCTTCCCCAAGGTTCGGAAAATCATAGTTGCTTTTCACCGGGGTCAGCCATTTGGGAAGTTCCTGAATCTCCCCTTCAGGGAAGTCATACAGAATGGGCCGTTCCACGCCACCGGACTTCAAGATTTCATAGCTGTTATTGGCTCCAACCTTTCCATCCGTGGTGATACCCACGGCCAAGGTGCATTTCGTCCAGCTTTTTTTAACACCACAGTTCTTGAACAAGAAGTGTTTTCCCCGTGTGGTGGCGTACACTCTGCACTTCAGTTCTAAATCCTGAACCATTCTGAACAGAAGTTCAGATGTTTCCGCATCATCCACATCAATCAGGATGGTTTCTTCCCCAAGAATACCGGCGTATTCATCAAGGTCTTGGACTTCTGAACGGGTTTTCAGTTTTTCAACGCCTTTGAACTTTTCAAGGCATTGTTTATTTCTGGTAGGCACATAGCCCCTAAACAGTTCCATGCTTCAACGCTCCCCCCCCCCGAAGGTTTTATTGTTCATCGTTCCACCCCGAAATCTTTCAACCGATCCCAAGCAACATCAATGTAATATTGCTTGTCCAGTTCATCCGGGATGGGAAGGTTGGTCACATCATCATTGATGAAGAAACAATGATCCGGGGTGTTGCCGAACTTTTCAGGGTTCTTTTTCCGGCCCTTGACGATTTTCCCGGAAACCTTGAAGATTCCGCCCTTGCTCTGATCCTTGGAAGCGAACACCCGGAAGGTTTTATCCGTCTGAACCTTCCCACCACTGAAGCGGGTGATTTTCTTGGAACGGCCTTTTTCATCCCTGATCTTGGCTTCCGTAATCACCGGGGAATAAAGGGCGTATTTGTACTTGCTGGACACCTTCACAACCTTCTGAAAATCTCGAAGATTGGAACATTCCATGATGGTTGTTTCCGGGCTGATTCCATGAAGGAAATAGTTCACAATGGCCCGGTTGACAATGGGAAGGTCATAATCCAGATCAGACAGCTTTTTGACATAGGCACCCTTGCACTTCCAGCGGGGTTTCCCTTTTTCATCACGAAGCGGCCCGGAAGGAATAATGATGTAATTGTTCACATCCTTCTGATACACCTTTTGAAATTCATCAAATTCAAGGCGCATCCCGGTTCTTTGCTCCCACTCCCAACACAGATCGTCCAGCATTTCAAAATCTTCATACCGGCGAAGTTTGACCAAAATACCATCCGTGTTGCTCTGAATGATTTCACAATGATCTTCCAGCCGTTCAATCAAATCCAGAAGAAGAAGCTGACCACCCACACAGACATTGTTAGCTTGCCGGGGATCATACATGGCATTGTGCTTATCCTTCATAGCGCCATAGGTGCTGTTCAGAACAATCTTGTAAGGCTGTTGCATGGGGTTCTTCTCCGCCTTCAGCTTCAGGCGGGTGTGATAGATTTCCGCATACTTGGAAGGATCATGGACATTGCGGGAAAGCCACTTATAAACCAGCATCAAAGACGGGTAATAGGAAGCAACATCCACATTGACAAACCATCCTTCCCCGTGATATTTGGGAATGGCCCCATGAAGGCCACCCCAAGCGAACACATGGGGAACCCCGGCCACTTCCAGTTCAAGGGTTTTGGAATAATCACGGTTCAAGGGGTTCTTGTACCAATTCAAAACTTCCGTGTATTTTTCGATCCGCAAGCTGGGCGGGAACTCAATTTCAAATTCATCATTGTGTTCCCTTTGAACGGCCCCAAGGATTTTGGCGGAAAGCTGTGCTTTGGTGCGGCCAATGTCAGAAATGGGAAGGTGAAACGCCTTCACAAGTGACATTTGGGCATCAAATTCATCTTCCTTCCGCCGTAACCACACTTCCACCGTCTGTTCCACATCATGGCGGCAATATTTGACCGTTTCGGCCAACTCTGCTTCAGTCAAAGGCCGGTCAATGTCGAAGGGAACAGAAGTTTCTTTAATGGAATGGCCCATGAACGCTTCCAGCGCCTTCAAGCTGATTGGCGGGTTCGGCATCACATCATAATTGATCAGCGGGTATTCCCTGAACAGGCTTGAATATCTGTAACCGGGTTTATTCTCTGCAATGATCCAATCATTCACAGGCTTTGGATCAAACCCACACAGAATGGCCTTCAGGATGTACTGATCATAGTTCCGGGAATTGTAACCGGCCCAAATCACACCTTTGTTCTGCTCATAGAAGCGTTTCAGCTTGTCGGGGTCATTGATAATCACGGTTTCTTTTCGGGCGTTCAGGTCGATCAGGACAACCAGCCAGTCATACCGGAAAACCTCAAAATCATAGAAGATCATCAACTCACATCCTTTCAGCTTTTGTGAAATCGGTCAGCGTTTCCGCCTTATCAGCCCCGCCACGGGAAGGCTTTCACTTGGGGCCATTGTGGGGCCGAAGCCCCACAGGTTGTGCTTGAAAGTTAAGGTTCAAAACCGCATCAAGCACTATTTGTGCTCGATTTGATTATAAAAAATCTGCGGTCAGTTTTCAACCTCAAAAACCTCCTCAACAGTGATGGAATTGAAGCGGGAATCATCATAGTCCACCGCATATTCCAAGGTTCCATCAATGGCTTCCGCCACATCAAGAACAAGCTGGGCAAACTGCTTGTAGCTGGTGAAGCTGATAGGAACACCGGAATCCAGCTTTTCAAGGAAGCCCATAGCGGAAGCGATCATGTTCTTGTCATTTTTGGTGCCGTAAAGGACACGGTTCATGAAAAGGCGCTGGTTCTTGAACTCACCGGACAGGATTTTGAAGGACACGGCCAGCATGGGGCGGTTGGGATCGGCCTTGGTGCCTTTGATCTCCATGCTTTCCAGCTTCACTTCATACTTGCCAGCGGGAATGGTGGGGAAATCACCGCCGCCGTTCTTCTTGGCATCCTCCACATCGGCCTGAAGGCCCTTCAGATCAACGGAACGATCAATCTTGTCAAAATCAATAGCCATAGTTTTTTACCTCCAAAAAATGTTGTTATGTTCAAATGGTTTTGAGAATATCAGCCAACCCATGAAACAGGCCGTTCACAAGTTCAGCGGTTTCCTTGGCCCGGTTCATAGTGTCAACTTCTTCTTTCGTAGGGGCAAATTCCTTATCAGGGGAAAACAGATCATCGGTCAGAACCCCATCCAACAGATGATCCAACGCCGCATCAAACATCACTACATAGAAATCATCGTGGTTGGCAGCATAGTTGGCAATCGCCATCTTTGCGGCGTTCCGGTGAAGCTGGATCAGGGATTCCGGGTCAGCATCAGGCGGGGGGGGGGATCAGGTTTGCACACACCTGAATCTTGCGAATCAGGCCACGGCGGTTCATTTCTTCTTTGAACCTGTTCAGGGCATCGTTTTTCATGTTGTAGTTCCTCCTTATATTTGGTTGGAAATGATGGTTTTAATGCGCTTCACATGGTCTGAAAGCAACTCCCGGTTCATCCGTTTCCAACGAAGAATGTTGGAAATGCAGATCAATTCATCCTGAATGTCCTGAAAGGCTCTGTGATTGCTTTCAAGGTCAGCTTCATAGGAAGCAAGGTCTGTGTTCTCGCCGGCCTTGGCCGATCTGACTTCTTCATCAGCTTTTTCAGCGTATTCCCGGAAATACTTGGCCGCTTCATAGCCCATGTGTTTTTCAACCAGATATTCAAAATCACGGGCCTTGAAGATGGTTTCAGGCTTCCCGGCAATCATCAGCACATCAGCCATTATTCTTCACGCTTCTTCCGGGTACGGCGGGGCGGGTTGGCATCCGTCTTGGGTGCGGGTTCCTCCGCCTGTGCCTTGGGGCGATCCCACAGGGGGCAACCATCGGGGCCGCCCTCCTTATGGCAACGGTGGCCAGCGTCAATGGAAGGGCAAAGGGGGATTTCCGGGTTCTGATCGTGCTGTCTGAAAATGCGCTCACCGTCCGGGCATTTGGGAAGGTCATTCCAAGGCGGGGTGTCACCGGTGGCCGGTTCAGCAATGGAAACAGAATCATCCTGTTCACCGCCGCCCGGTGTCCAAGTTCCATCAGGATCACCACAAGCCGCCTTTGCCGCATCTTCAGCCGGGTCATAGTTGTCAGCCGGGGGCGGGGTTTCAGCCTTGGCCTTTCTGCCCCTTCTGCTGGGCGCTGTGGTGGCCGTGTCGGTGGTTTCAGGTGCGGGGGTAGCCGGGGTATTGCCGCCACGCTTCACGGCTCCTGCGGCCTTCTGGTTGGCTTCCTCGTAGACTTCACAGAAAGCGTCATAGGTCAGCGGGATTTCTTTATCACGGACAGTCAAGCGGCCACCGCCGAAGATCACTTCAGAAGTCTTGAAAGACAGCACCCGTTCATCATCGTCCGCCACGATACGGGCCACCAGATCAACCATACCGGCCACCTTGTTTGCCACCTTATCCTGAAGGTTCGGCTTGATAGAACTGATCTTATCGCCGCCCTTGCGGGTCAGGTCACGGCTTCTGTCCTCATGGCTGATCAGGATGATGTTTTCATAGTCCAGATTCACCAGCCGCTTCAGGGTGTTCAGGAACTCGCTTCTGACCATATCCCACGCACGGAAGGAATCATCAGATTCATGCTTCCAGCCCTGACGGTCACAGATGTAAACCCGGCACGATTCATAAACATCTTCCAAAAGGTCAACCACGATGGTTCGGAAATCGTTCTGCTTCTTTTCCAGTTCGGCCACGGCATCCATAAACACTTCATAGGCCAACTTGCGCTTGGTGATACGGCCTTCCACCGTAACGGTGTCACGAATGGCGATATAGGGGGCATCCACAAACTTGATGTTGCCATCCGTGTTCAACATCAGGGGATCGGGGAACTGATTGGCAAAGAAGGTTTTGCCGCTGAAGGGTGCGCCGTAAAGCCACACAACCTTCTTCTTGGTGGCGTTCAGGTCACGGCGTTCATTCTTGGGAAGTAACATATAATCCCATCCTTTCTGACAATATTCTTCATACTCACACCATCCGCAAAAATGGTTTGGGTTCTTGGGAAAGTCTGTGGCTTCAACCATGTGCTTCACATCGGTCAGGAAGTCCACAATCTTCATGGGGTTGTACTGAATCGGCATCAGCGTTGGTTCAGCGTCTTTCAAGGCCGCTTGCAAGCGGTCACGGAATTGGGAAAGGGTTTCGGTGCTTTTCTGCCTGATCTTGGGCTTTGGAACAATCAGGAAATACATATTCCTGATCCGGTGGCCGGGATGGGTCAGTTCATACCAATACTTATATTCGTGAAGCTGACCGGAAACGGCGTAGTTCTTGGCGTTGTTGGAATACTTGAAATCGTACAGATCAAAGGTGTCTTTGGAACGGGCGGTGAACTTACCACAGGGGCAAGAACCGGTATAAGCTGAACCACAGTCACCTTTAGGGCAAGCATCACAGATTTCCGTTTTGCCTGATAAATCTTCATCCACAGGAACCAGATAATCCATGAAGCCGATGAAATCAGCGTTCCCAATAGGCAATTCAAAGGTTCCGCCCGGTGGCAACATGGCCTTTGCCTTGGGAATCATGGCTTCCAGCTTCATCATTTCATGAATGTGATCATCCGTCAGAACCGGGAAGCTGTTCTTGTAGAAATCAAGGGCCTGTTCAACCCCTTCTTCAATGCCGGTGTGAAGGGCGGTGCCAAGGATCAGGGCGTTGTCTGCGTCCGTGTTCGGAATCGTGTCTAATCCATCAACATATCGCAACCGATATTTGAATGGGCAACGATCAAACACTTCAACCCGGCTATGGGAAAATCTTGTGGACACGATTTCACCCCCTTTATTATGTCTTTGAATGTGTCAAACCCTTGTGGGTATAGCACCATTGCTATTCCGCCGCTATTATTGATTTGGCGAATATTCCGCTTCTGAAGCACAGACGGGGTTCCATTGGTGGCCTTCAGCTCTACTTCAAGGGCAATGCCCTTCACGGTGATCCGCATATCGGGAAGGCCGCTTTTCACATACCGACTTCCACCCCAACGCTTTTCATAGAAGCCACAGGGCGGGGCGCTCATGCGGTCAACAGGTTCACCCAAGGGATATATCCCTTCAGATTCCAGCCACTTCTTCAAGCGGTTTTCAAAGTTTTTTTCACCGGCCACGGCTCACCTCTCCAACATCTGAATCAGGCTGTGAATACCCCTGACTTGGGCGAAACCCTGAATTTTTCCAGTTCCAGCGTAGAATTGAAACAGTTTATCATCAGACTTCCGCCAACAATGGAAATGTCCGGTTTGCTCATTCTTCAGTTGGTATTCAATGCCGTGGGCTTCAAACTGCTGAATGGCATAGGCGATCCGGTCAGGGTTCTTTGCAACCCGTTCTGAATGAACCTGTTTGGCATGATCCTTCAGGGCATCCCATAATTCATCCCTTGCCATCGGCCCCACCGTCCTTCAGGGTGATCTTCACATAACCGGCCTTGGCGGTAGTCTTGGAACACTCGGAAGCAATGTCCGGGTATTTCTTCTTCAGCTTGGCGGAATCAATGCTGGTGGCATTGGTGGGCTTCACAAGGGTAAGGTTCAGAACATCGGATTCAAACTTATCCACGCCGAACTTCACCATTGCTTCATACAGCTTGGCCTTCATTTCCTTTTCCTGATCCTCAATGGCCTTCTTGTGGGCGGTCAGGGAAGCAATGGCGTTCAAGGTGGCAAGCTGGGTGTTCTTGAACTCCTGAAGGGCCGTTTCTTCATCGAAGGTGGCTTCTCCACAGGCGTTCGGGTTTTCCTCACAGGAATCAGGGCAAGTGTGGAACTCCGGGCATTTGTGGCAACACCCATCAAATTTTCCACGGGGGCAAGCGTTTTCACATTTGATCATTTTTCTGGTTCTCCTTTCAGATAAACATTCAACTGCTTCAGGCCGAAGGCGGAAGCGGCTTCATGGTTGTCAAAATAAATGTCGATCTGGTTTTCACCGTATTTGTCAATCACCCATTGGGCGGGGCGATCCTGAACGATGTATTCACCCAAGCCTTCCACTTCCACCACGGTTCCCAAGGGAAGCGGGGAAGCACAGGAAACACCGGCCTTCAGTTCCACACCAGCGGCACCATACACAATGCCGTTGGGCCGGTTCTTGGCCCATTCGCCGCAACACTTTTCACAGGAACAATAGGCGGTAACTCTAAAACTGCCCAACAGCACCGGTTCAGGTTCGACGGATTCTTCCACCAGCGGGGGTTCCACCGGCTCCAAGGTCACATCCGGGATCACGGCGGTAAGCTGATCCTGTTCAATGGTGGCATCCGGGGCGGGTTCTCTGACGATTGCGGAACAGCGCCCAAATACGAAGCCCATTGCAAGGCCCATCAGAAGGGCCACAAGGAACATCCGCCTGAACCATTGATCACGGGCTTTGCGGCGCTGTTGCCGCTTGCTCATACTTTCTGAATAGTTCATCGGTATAGTCCTTTCTCATTTCCAAATTGGAAAGAATATCTTCTTCAACCGTTCCCGGACAGATCATCAGGTAATAGAAACAGGGCCTTTCTTGACCAAGGCGGTGAATACGCTTTTGGGATTGCTCCCACAGTTCCGAACCTTGGGGAACGCTGAAATAAATGATTTTGTTGGCAAGCTGGAAGTTGCCGCCCATTGCACCGGCCTGATACTGAATGAAGGTAATGCTGTTGTGCTGGTAGCGGTAAGCATCCAAGTTCTTTTCTTCACCGGAAAGAACAGACACAGGGCGGTTCAGGCCCTTGGCGATCCCCTTCAGGCGTTCCATTTCTTCCGTGAAGTTATAGAACACGATCAAGCGATCTTCCGTGCTGTTCGCCAAATCCCGGAAGGCTTCATAACGGGCCGGGTTGTATAGGCCACAAAGCTGACGGGCATAAAGGCGGCGGGTCAAGCTGGTATCGCCAATCAGTTCCCGTTCACAATGGGCATTGGAACCGTAGAAATCAGCATCCAGTTCAAATTCACCAAGGTTGGCGCTGTCAATCGCAACATAGCGATCATTCCAGAACTTCCAATAAAGGAGTGAAGGGCGGGTTTTGACTTTGATCCAGTTCCGTTTTGGAAGGCTGATCCCGGCCTGTTCGGTAGTCATGAAAACGGCCCCATGTTCGGCCAGCTTCATCTTCAGCCGGTCAACATTCTTATAGCCGGTAATCTGCTTCCGCCAAAAACCATCGGTTTCCACCCATTCCGTTTGAATGTACTGCTTCCAGAACAGTTCCTTTGAAATCTTCCACCCCAACAGTTGGCATTGGCTCCAAAGGTTTTCATACTTGCCGCCCGTGGGGGTGCCTGACAGAAGGATCACATTATCCGGTTTCAGCCCAAGAATGAACTTTGACCGTTTGGCGTTCTCGTTCTGGATCAGGGAACTTTCATCCAACATCAGCGTGAAGCCGGTCAGGGTTTTCAGCACATTCCGCCTGAAAGTCAGTTCGTAGTTGATCACGCCACAAATCCGATCCGGGTTATCAACTTCCATTGCGGCCTTCATGAACCAATCAAATTCATTTTTCTTGGTCATGTCATAAATCATCCAACAATGGTTCATGGCGTAATTTTCCGTCATGTGTTCAATCCAGTCTTGAACCTTTGAACATTGACACACCAGAAGATTTACACGGCTGTTCAGCTTCAGGGCTTTTTCGGAACCAACAAAGGTTTTCCCAAGGCCCATATCAAGGTAATAGGCCACCCGGTTCTTCCCCTCGGTTTCATCAAGGGCCTGTTGCTGGTGCTGGAACAGGTTAATCATTGATCTGAAGGGAAGCACCCAAAACCTTTTTGGCGTGGGTGGTGGAACCGAACAGTTTCTTGACCACAGCGGCACAGAAACCGGAATAGTAGTCATAGGAATCCGCTTCCCCACAGGAAACAATGGTTTTGGTGTTGTCGGCCCACAGAATGATTGTCTTGGGGCCGCTGTAAATGACCTTCTTGATCTGCGGAAGGCCGGTCTGACGGGAACGGCGGGTGTGATTTGCAACGCCGAAGGTGGCGTTAAGATCAGCCTTGATATATTCCATCATGGCATCCGGCAGAGTACCCGCCGCAACCACCTTGGATTCAGAGAACCAAAACAGGCCCTTGGAACTTGCGTCATTCGTCTGCTGAAAAAGTTCCACGCCAACCTTCTTGTTCTGCGAAAAGTAATTCTTCACCTTGCCGATGTAGCCGGTGAACTTGCCGCTGTATTCCGCATCGGGCAAGATTTTAACGATCATTCCGATCTGAAGCATATAAACCATCCTTTCATCGGTGAAGCCATTCACGGCGGATATACTGAATCGCCGTTTCAAAGCCTTCAGACATTTCAGCGGGGCAATCCGGGTTGTGCTGGGCGCTCCGCAACTGCTTAATTGCCTTCTTCAGTTCGCCACGGGTGGCGTTAGGCGTGTAGGGGGGGAAATCAGGCGCAACCACATAGATAATGGCGAAGAAGCAAATCATATCAATGTTGGTGGCGTTCCTGATCAAATCCAACAGTTCATCACGGGTGTTATCCATCGGTGTTCCCCTTTCAGGCCGTAAGGCCGAAGAAGGAATTGAACTGATCAGCACCCACATAATCACGGAACTTGGTGGGGTTGATGTAGTAATTCCAGCAAGCGCCGGTTCCGGGAACAGCGTTCCCGAAGGGAAGAAGGCCACGCTGAAGGCCAATTCTGACAAACTGATCAGATTTGCCCATGCACCGGGCGGCTTCCTTCACGCTGATCTTCTTGATGGGCGGTTCAACAACCGGGGCGGCTCCATAACCCATCAGGTAATCAAAGGAAACGCCGGTTGCATCGGCAAGGGCCTTGATACGGTCAGGGCCGGGGGTGTTCTTCCCGGAAAGGTATTGGCTGATAGCGGCCTTGGAAGCCCCGGCCTGTTCAGACAGGGCGGATTGGCTCATGTTGGCTTGTTCCATAGCGTTCTTCAAACGCTCTGCAAAGGTGGTCATTGTGCGTACTCCTTTCATTTTTCAAGATTTCCGTGTGTAAACACGGCGGACAGTAAGAAATAACATCCCGGCCAATGTCGGACAGCTTTTCGGGATAGGTCAGGGGAAACATTTCCCCACACTTCTTACAGCGAACTTGGCGGGTGATCATCATTGGCTTACCACCTTGAAATGACCGGGTTCCTTCATCGGTTCCACATCCACGGTGGAAACCAAAGCCCACCAATCGGCTTCCGGGTAAAGATTGCGGTCACTTCTCAAAATGGTTCGATCCTTGAAGTGAACGGCCTTCCAATCCTTGGTGTCAATCAACTTCATTGGTTATCACTCCTGTTCTTCAAAGGCCACTTCACATTCCCCACAGAGAACATGAACTTCCTTGGTGGCCCGGATGATGGTTCCGCAACAGGGGCAAACATACTTACGGGAACTTGATCCCCCCCCCTTCCGGGAACCCTTCAACGGATTGGTACGGGGTCGAACCAGACAGAACCCGGATTTGCCAAGGGATTTCACGAAGGCTTCAGCTTGCGGGTTCAGGGCGGTTTTGTGCCATCCGTACTTTTCGCCTTTCTCCACGGTCAGGCCGTGGGCTTCAGCGGTTTCTTTGAACTTCCGGTTGTGGTAGGAACCAGAACGGGAAGTGTCCTGAACATTGTCCTGAAGGTTCTGAAGGTGAACCATTTCGTGAAGCAAGGTTCCACAGGTTTCTTCAAAGGGGCGGTTCAGGTATTCGGCACACAGGTTGATTTCGTAATAACCGCCTTCCTTAGTGCCATCTTGCCAAGCCTTCCAAGCGGTACACCAGCCGTAGGCCCCACGGGTATGATCCGGGGAAACGGTGATCACAGGCTTTTCCAACTTCCCTTCAAAGAAGGCTTTGTTGAACTTTGAAAACAAGGTTTCAAGTTCATCAATGACCGGTTTCAAACTGACTTCATTCATGGTGCTTACTCCTATTGAACACTATATGTGCTCGATTTAGTTAAAAAAAAGTTCCTGAACCGAAACGCCAAAGAAATTGGAAATGCGAACCTTCACTTCATCACGGGGAACCCGTTCATCACGCTCATACATGGCATAAGAAGATTTGGTGATCCCAAGTTCCTTGGAGATTTCGTCTTGGGTTCTGCTCCCACGCAGTTCCCGAAGTTTCTTGCCAACACTCATATTTGCACATCCTTTCTTCAGAATTAGAACAGCCAAAGCCCCAACAAGCAATTTCCGGGCGGTCATATCTTTTATATGGGGATTGATACCCAATACCCGAACCCATAAACCGGGGGCGCTCATGTTGTCGCTGTTGCCCTGCCATCATCAGCACCGGTGGGGCGGTTCCGGTGGACGGGCCATCAGGCCCGTTTCGGCTTATTCAGCATCCATATATTTTGCAGAAACCTTAATCATTGATTCTGCAACCGCTTTATCGGTTGCACCCCGATAAGTTTTATTGAACAGGATATACACAAGACTAAAGGTTATATCATCAGAAGAATCATAGGCAACTTCAAGAGTAGCTTCCGGGCAATCTTCCATGGTCTTTTCGTGGGGAAGGGTAAAAGCGTGGGGCACACCATAAGTGGTAAGCATTTCATCCAGTTTTTCAAGCAAAGTATCATCCATATCAGGGTGTCCTTCACGATCCTTAATGGTGACATAGGTATCAAAAACATGAACCTTCATTTTCAAATCCTCCCAATCAGTTCGTGCACCTTTTGTGCTCGTCTGATTATCATTATACACGATATGTGCTCAAAGTCAAGCACAACTGAACACAAATTGTGCATAAAGAAATGTGTTACTAATTGTGCACATCGACGGATTGACTTTGTGCACATAATGTGTATAATAAATTATAGAAAGACTTCTGAAAGGGGTGCACTTATGCCGAAGTTTTCTGATCGGTTCAAGCAATTACGAACCGAACGCCGCCTATCTCAACAGAACTTGGCGGATCAGCTTGGGTTTTCCAAAAGTAGTGTGAATATGTATGAACGGGGCGAACGGGAACCGGGCCTTGAATCTATGGAAACCATAGCAGACTATTTTAATGTTGATTTGGATTACCTCATGGGTAGATCAGATATTCCGAACCGGAATGAATGGTTGAAAAGCATCAATAAATCTGTGGTAGTCGAACCTTCACAACCACAGGTGAAGTTTGATAATATCATCCCAATTTCTACAAAGCGTTTTCCTCTACTCGGTGACATTGCTTGCGGTAAACCCATCATGGCAAACGAAGAAAAGGAACTATATGTGGAAGCTGGTGCCAACATTCGTGCTGATTTCTGCTTGAAGGCCAAGGGTGATTCCATGATCGGGGCCAGAATCTATGACGGGGATATTGTGTTCATCAGAAAACAGGAAATGGTGAACAATGGCGAAATTGCCGCTGTTATCATTGATGATGAAGCAACCCTGAAGCGTGTGAATTACTATCCCGAAAAAAATCTATTGATCCTGAAGGCTGAAAACTCCAACTATGAAGATTTAGTTTATACCGGGGAACAGTTGGATCATATCATCATTCTTGGTAAGGCCGTGGCCTTCCAAAGTGATGTAAGATAGAAGGTGGCTGGATGAAGAAGTTTTTGAAAGGCTTTGGGATCTTCTTTTTCAGTTTCGGGTTTATCGTCTACACAATCATGTTTTTTACGGAAGCGCCAGAACTCCGCCCCGTGTTCATCATGATGGATGTCATTATGGGGTTCTTCCTGTTCCTGCTTCTGCGAAAAAGAAAGCCAAAACAGAAGGCCCCACCCAAAACAGAACCCACCGTTCAGGTTCATTCCAATCTGAACCCGGAACGGGCTATTAAATCCATGCCGGGGGCCTATACCGTAGCAGAAGCCAAAAACCATGTGCGGATTGTTCAAGATTGCTTGAACATCTTTGAAAAGACAAAGAACCTTGAAACATTCTTTTCCCGCTATGAATATGGTATGCAAATAGCCCTGACGGTGGATCAAGCGGCCAAGGCCGGAATCATCCCTTACACATCCGATCTTCCAGCTTCTTTCTTCAAGGCGGCTGATAGTCAGAAAGAACGGGTTTTGTTGGATTCCTATTCCGATCAGAAAGCCAAGATTGATGAATTGAAAACCACAAAGGCCAAAGCCACCCATTGGAACCGGTATCTGAACACCCTGAAAGAATACGAAGATCAATATTCCATGAACCCTGATTCTGAATATCCTGAAGTTCTGGAACAGGTCAAAGATGAACTTGCCAAACTTGATCTGTCCACATCCGTTCCATCGTCTAATCCCTGAAAACACAGGAAAATCAAGGCTTTGGAACAGGTGGAACAGATAAAGCGCCGCTTCTCTATATACTCTTTTTCTTTTATATTTTTTTATCTACTCTTTGAAGTAATATAATATCCGTTCCAAGTGTTCCATTCTCTCAAAGCCACACCCCGCAAGGATTTTAAGCGGAACGGATATGGAACAAATGCAAAAAAAAAATGACCGCCCCCGGTCTTGCACACCGGAAGCGGTCAGGCGAAACAAACCCTTTTGAAGTTAATGTTTCAAACGCCTTTGAACATTATATCACATGGGGTTTAGCTTTGCCATACCCAATTTTGAAAGTTCAGGTGATATAATGCGAAATCCAAACGGGTATGGAACGGTTGCAAAGCTATCAGGCCAACGCCGCCGCCCATACATTGTGAAGAAAACCATAGGTTGGAATGACAAAGGCCACCCCATCTATGACATTATCGGCTATGCTGAAACCCGTGAAGCCGGGAACATCATGCTTGCTGAATACAACCGTGATCCTTGGGATGTTGACCGGGCCAAGATCACCCTTCAACAGCTTTTTGACCTCTGGAAAGAAAAGAAGGCCCCGAAGCTGGGGGAATCCAACCGTTCTTCCCTCTGTTCAGCGTTCAAGCATTGTTCAGCGTATGTGAACAAGCCTTATAAACAACTGCGATCCTACCAAATGCAAGAAACCATTGATGGTTGTGGGAAAGGGTATAGCACCCAAGCGGCCATCAAGAACCTGTGGGGCCACCTTGACCGGTTCGCCCTTGAAATGGACATAATAAACCGGTGCTTCTCTGAACTGCTGACTTCTGATCCAATACCGCCCACCAGCCGCCTTCCGTTTACCAACGATGAAATCAAAACGGTGTGGGAACATCAGTCTGATCCTTGGGTTGATACTGTTTTGATCTTGCTATATTCCGGGTGGCGCATCTCTGAATTTTTGAACCTGAAACCTGAAGATATAGACTTGAAGGAAGGCACGATGAAGGGCGGCACCAAAACGAAAGCCGGTAAAAACCGCATTGTTCCCATCCATCCAAAGATCAGGCCCTTGATTGAACGGCGGCTTGCCGAAGGTGGCCCCCGGCTGATCAGCTACAATGGGAAGGGTTGCAATCAAACCCAATACCGGATATTTTGGGCGGATATTATGAAGGCCCTAAAGCTGAACCATACCCCGCACGAATGCCGCCACACCTTTGAAACCAAATTGGATAGCGCCGGGGCCAACCGGAAATGTATTGATTTGCTCATGGGTCATGTGTCCAAGGACACGGGAAACCGGGTCTATAATCACAAGACTTTGGACGAACTGAAGGCCACCGTGGAACTGATTCCATAGGGTTCAAACCGGTGAACATTTTAGGCCGCTGAACGCTGAACTATGCACACATTAGTAACAAGAAAACCCCGAACCCCTGAAAAATCAAGGGTTCGGGGTTCGTCTGTTTTTATTATACCATAAATATTTCTACTCTGCAACGCTCTGAAACGCCCAAATACTGAACATTTCAGC